TTTAGGTGTCTTACAGATGAGATCCCCGCAATGGTCTCTGTTTTGGTACACAGCGTTTACACCCGTCGAAAGTTCGTCGCACGTCTTGAGTGACCACCTTCCGAGTGGTTGTTTCTTTGATTCAGTGCGAGTGAGGGCTTTCATAAATTCAATGAGTTGTTTTCGCATGGTCCTTGTATTAAATTTTAGATGTGATTTGACTTAGGCATTCATTCACCCCACAAATAACTCATTGATCTTGATGATGATATACGAATATATTTGAATGGCCACCGGGTCCACATATTACTTAAAACTAAGGAACATTTAAAAATAATGATCGAAGACCTCGCCACGGAGATATACTCTCAACTGGGACCTGGGTACAGTGAGAGAGTATATCACAATGCTATGGAGGTACTCCTTCGCTCGAAAGGAATACAATATGAATCGGAAAGGATCATTCCTATCCCATTCCAAGGACACGTGATTGGTAATCTGAGAGCAGATATCATCATAAACAACGAGACCGTGCTCGAGTTCAAGACGATCAAAACCTTAAATGAGTCGGCTGAGGTTCAAGGTCATAACTACCTTCGCCTGACTGGACTGAAGACTGCGTATCTGATAAACTTTCCTCCGTGTCAGAATCGCTCTGTAGAGGTACGGTGTATCGCATCGCTAGAATGTACGGGAACACTCGAGTGAGGTGTTTATAGGTTTCAAATGTTTCTTCGTAATACTTTTTAGGGTCTTTTATTTCTTCATTGAGAATGTGATGGGCCTTATCCATGTAAAACTTTGCTTCTTCTATGCAAAATTTTTCGTATTCGTTCATTATACATAAAAAAGCTTATTTCTTTAAATTGTCGGTATAAACTCCCACCGTAGGTCATGACATATCCTTTTCCATATGACATCTTGTTGATATAATTTCTCTTTACTTTTGAGTAGTGGAAAATATTGGAGATACGAATCTTCACTCAAAAGTTCACAAAATTTGTACAACACGTAACTATAGGAGAGGAAATTGCGACGATTAGAAGGGCAATTATCGTCGAATGGTTTCTGTATGTCCTTGAACATGATTCTAAGACGCTCTTCAAGTTCTTGTGGCATATTCGGTGGTTTCACACCACTCAATATGTTTGTAATGTAGGGTACGTGTTCATAATATTTGTTCATTTTGAGCTTTTTTAAAAGACTACGGACTCGAGCGTGTGTGATTTCTTCGAGTGCCTTGATTTTCAGCTTTTTGAGTTCATTTCTGAGCTGTTCCATCACCTCTTGTGGAATCGTCGTCGTTTCTTGTGCCTGAAATTGAGATAACCATTCGTTAAAATGATTCTCGCGCTTATACGAGTAATTCACAATCTTCTCGGATGTTTCCTGTTCTTCTCTATACGTGAGCTCTTCACTTATGAGAGTCGCTATGATGGCACCGCATCCGTCACACACGAGTTCGCTCGTGTCGTGAAAATGAAATATATTACTCTCATTACACGTAGGACACACATCTTGCTTTTTAACTATTGTTCTATCGACGTTCATATTTTCTACATCTGATAAATACTCATTGAATATATCCTTTCTCTTAAGACCTGTCGTTATTTTACAATTAAAGACGTTATCCGTACTCACTTTAGCGTCTATTTCTTCCGTATATTGTTTCATATAAGGCATACATTGTATGATATAATCCGACATTTCACGTTCATATTCGGACCGATTCGTCGGATCTTGGTCCATGGAGTCTTTCCATGTGTCGATTTTGTTGTTATATCGACTTAAAAAATTTCCCTCCATATAATTAGTTAGAATGCTACGCAATCTTTTAACTACCGTAATCATATGGATTTACGATACTTATAATAACTTCGTGTCAATACCAAACCACAGGGTACTCCATTCCTCTATGGAGTATTTCATAAACGGTAGAAACCCACATTTAATCGAAGGGGAGTTCTGGGCGGACGAAGCGAAAAAATGGGATGGTCTTTTTGATGAACATTATGTCGAAACAAAGGACATGACATACAGGGGATACATGCCACCGACAAACGTCAATAAAACTATTATTAGAATCAAATACTGGTACGGTGACAAACTGTACAAGTATTTGACGTATAACACAGGACATGAATGGCCACCCGAAGAAACGAAGGACATAGTATTCAGCATACCAATTGTATCAGCGCATCTAGTCGATGCGGACGATAAACCAGTGAAAGACATACTCAGAAAAATTAAACGATACGCGGGTCCAAGAGGTGATTTTCACGGTGAAAATGTGAAGATAAGCGATATGTTATATTACGATATGGATACACTAAAGACTATGTATCCAGCTATAAAACTACGAAACTTATTTGGGCAGGTAAAAACCGTGAGTACAATTACAGGGAACATTACTGATCTGACTGTGATTTAGTCGCAAGGTAAAACTTGAGATCACCCAAATTAGCAACATTGTATTTGAGTATGAGGAACCTATTCAGTTCTTCTTGCATGATTTGTACCGTTGAACACATGTTCGTGGCTTTGGTGAAAATGTTCATGTACCGAAGGGAATACACACCAGATATATTGGGACTCTCTTCCGTACATTGAATTTCAGTTTCTTGATTGGCGAAATCACCTTCGCATTTGAGCCTGAATGTGGTACCATTCCGCGTGATTTCAATATCCGTGCCTATGTTGTACATGTCTCGGCAAATTCGTTGAAAATCAATCGAATGCATCGGTGTCACAGTCGTCATATTCATATCCGGAACCTCAATTTGGTTTTCGTTAATATCAAGTAACTTGAGAGCGAATTTAGTGCACGTCTTCTTCGTCTCATTATGAATTTCTATGTTCATGTATTCTCTTGAATCTATGCTCATCATCAACACATCATTGTTTGTAATAGATTTAAGTAACTTGAACGTATTCGTCACGTTTATACCCGCGACAATCTCAGTTTCACACGAATACTCTTCGAAATTGTCCGCAGACAAAAACATGTCCACGAGTGACGTTCGAGCCGTATCAAGTGTGGTTACATATAACCCATCGGGCTTAAAATACACATTCACGTCATTGAGTATATCTTTGAGTACCTCAAACGTGGATTTTATAGCACTCGCCTGTATGGTAGCGAGTTTCATTATACCTGACCAACCTTCGTTTTAATTCTTTATATTATTGCTATAGGTCTGTGATACGTCACGGTTTATCTTTTCTTCGAGTTCAGCGGTCATGGGTGGCTGTAAACTACGCCCATAATCATCGAGACCAAACATGTCCGAATTGTTTTCACCATCGAGTGTCGTCATGGAACACATACCAAAATCGCACGAGCCTATATCGTTGTTTGGTAAGAGAGACTCGAGCCAATTTTTGATTTCGTTTCCGACGAGAAATTTACCATTCTTCGTGAGTAGGGTTGGAACGCGTGTTATTTTATGTGCGTATTGAGGAGGTATACCCTGTGTATTTACGTTATGATAGTTGACGAGTTGGGAAATTTGTGGTCGTCTCTTGATGTAGTCGATGATATCCAGACTATGACTACACTTTGGACTATATATCAAGAGAGACATCTATTGAAATAAACGTGTAAAAACTTTAAGTCATACGGGCGCACCACATAAAATTTTTGTGAGGGTATAGTAATAATGAGTCGCAAGTGGGTACCATTGCTTATAGTTGTCATACTCGTTCTTTTCCTCATGTCCAGGGCGGAGATGTTTACCCCTAAACAAACCGCACCCGAAATAGATGAAGGTGTATTGGATCTCAGTCAATACGAACAACTCCAAAACGTGAAGGTCTCGAACAATGTGATGGAACAAATCGTACTTTCCGTTAATAAACGTATAAAAGAAATCACTGGTTTGTGTACCTACATCATAGACACACACGAAGTTCGTAAATATAAACACGGTGAAACCGGTGATGAAGTGTACAGGTGTCGTTTTATGGTTCTTAAGCACCGCGATGGGTTCCCATTTGCATTCGCTGTGTCCTCTGACGTCCGAATCATGAATGATCCCGAAAGTGTGAACTGGAACGATCTCAACATGCAAGCCACTCTGCGAACGCTTGGTGTGTCTCAAAGTGATCTGAACCAGACACTCAAGGACGTTCCCATAGAATTCGTTGACGAACAGACCGGTGAGATTGACGTGACTAAAGTCATCATCGCGAAATACATGAAAGAGGTGAGCGATTCGAAGCCACTCGTGGTTGTCGTGTCTCTCAGAACACAGCCACTCGACACACAAAAACCCGCGTCTGACACCATATTTACCACTGATAAGGAAATCCGGGAATTTGAAGACTTTGATAAAATCAGAGAGAATCACATTAATTTCATCAAGAACACACCACTCGTGGAAAAGAAAATACGAACTCCCGACGAGATGTACGGTCGCCCTAAAATCGCCGAAAATATTTCGTTAGAGTAATTTAATGATCAGTGTCAATGAGATATCAAAGATAGCTGAAAAACGTAATAAATTGCGTAAGGAAACTTACGTCAAAATATACGAACAGATATCAAAAAAAGTTAGACAAAGTGCTGAATTCGGAAACAAATTCCTACTTGTATCCATACCATCGTTTGTAGTTGGTTTTCCAGCGTTTGATAGAATTAAGGCTCTTCATTATATAAAACGACAACTCGATCTAGGTGGATTTATCACGCGTATCGTGGGTGAACATGAATTATACATATCATGGACTACAACAAAGAAAAAATCAACACCACAACCCAAGGAAGAGATACTCACAGAAGAGTTTGGAGATTTTCCATCTTTCGTAAACCTAAAGAAAGTAGCGAATAAGTACAGGGGAAATGCGGGAAAAGGCACGTAAAAAAATTTCACTCTATCATAAATGGATAACCTCAATGTGCTCGTAGAAGCCAAGCGGGAATATTTGGGACAATTGTCCCATTTGATGTGTCCAGTTATGATCGAGACATTTGATAAAATTTTCGAAGAAGCGTACACCATGTCCAAGGGGCGTAAAGTTCTCATCATGTTCCAAAAACTTCTCAAAGAAGTTCCCAACTGGAACGAGGGCATGTCTAAGCAACACACCGATAACATCGCGAACAGGTGTGCTTGGTTTAACGATCTTCTCGCCGCCGTATTCGTGAGTTGCGTAAAGATTCTTTCGTCTGTGCGTCTCGGTAAGGATAACAAGAAGATTTCTCTTAAATTGCCCACAAATGAAACCTTCATTCAAACGTGTTACAATAACATCGCCAAGGATATTTACAAAGATCCATACATCTTTACCGACAGTCAAAATGAACACGCGCGTGATGAAAAGTTGTTCCAGCGAATCAGTGTGGTGATCGAAGCATCGGTTCGTGAACTCATCCCAGTTCAACAAATACTTCAAACGTACATGAATAATGAATCTGAAGACATACACGTCGGTGGCGAAGCGGAAGACGCCGAAGACCCAGAATTCGTCGACGAATACCAAGAGCCAGAACCCACAGCGGAACCAGAAATGGGTCCACCCGAACCCATGGCCGAAGGTGAAGCCGAACCCATGGCCGAAGGTGAAGCTGAACCCATGGCCGAAGCTGGACCACCCATGGGCGAACCACAGCAAATGGAGACAGAGAGCTCTCCATTCGATAATGAATTCAAGACAATTTCCACTACCGGGCAACCACCAGAAGAGGAAGAAGATGATGACGTGTTGTTCCCAGACGCATCAGAAACCCGTGCAAAAAAAGTTGGTTATAATTAAATGGAGTTCGAAGACTATTTAAGAGATCCAGCGTGGGCCGCCATCGTGGCGGGTATAATCACGGCTGGATACATCCATCTCAAGTCAAAGCTCAATAACGAAGGAAAGCTCCCAGCGAGCGCCTATTCAAAACCAGCTTTTTTAAATGCGATTCTCGTTTTTTTCATAGTATCAAATGGTATAGGAGGTAAGGAAACCATATCAACAGAACCATTCGCTTAAAGAGTAGGTAAGTAATGATTACAGTAAACATGAGTTCTGTAACTGCGTTCAATGATATGATGGGCCAATTTCTTGCGGAACTTCACAAGACGTTTCCAGAAGAAAAGGGTATCAAGAAGTGTATGTCGGGCTTCGAAATTATGCGGACGTCCAACCCAAGGCTCGTGATCGACGGGTTCATGGCCAGTGTTACGCCGTTCGCCGAAAAGATTTCCGCGAAGGATGACACGTTCTTTCTCAACGAATCGAAGAATCTTGATTTCTTGAAGGATGTGAAGCTCGAAGAGAAGTGGGCGTCTGTGTCTCAACAGACCAAGGATGCCGTGTGGCAATACGTTCAGACGTTGTACATGCTCGGGACTACCATCAGTTCTATTCCAGAAGACACTCTTTCTATGATTGAAAAGGTGGCGAAGGAATGCGCCGATAAGCTCGAAGGTCAAGACGGTGGCATCGACGAGGCTGCCCTTATGAAGACCATGCAGGGGATGCTCGGGGGTATCTTGAAAAAATAAAACTGATATATATTAAATGAGCTCTTGGTTTAGAGATCCTAAACATCTCGTTGATGATAAAAAGATACTTGAATTTTGGCCATCGAGTGCCCAATCCCCAGCGGAACGCGTGAATGCTGGTTCGAGGTTCATAATCTACGCTGCGTGTATTCACTACTTGATAAAGCGCGACGTGCGAATCTTTATATTGGCCGGAACTGCGTTGGGTGTTCTTTATGTTATGGATAAGGCTGGTATGGTGAAGGAATGTCCCACCGGTGGAACCGAGTTTTACGAAGGTGTCAATAATTCGTGTCAGTTGCCAACCCGTGATAACCCAATGGCGAATGTTCTCATGGGAGATGAACCAAATAGGTATCGAGCGTGTAGCCAAGAAACCGTGAAAGCGGACGTTGACTCTTTTATCACCGGTAGCATTCAATATGGTCAATCTCGTTCTCGGGCGACCCTTCCAAAATACCAACAAAATGCATTTTCCCGTCAATTTGTTTCCGGTCCAGTAACCACTGTTCCAGGTGACCAAACTGCATTTGCCGAATTATTGTATGGTAAGAAGGGTGCCCCAATGTGCAAGTCGGATGGAACCATGTGTAACCCAAATGCGAGAGGAGTTCAACTCGATGCTTTTGCGGGTCTTGACCCAAGTGGCGACAAGCGTAGTGGTATGCATGGTTTTACTCATGCCTAAATAAATAAATCTTATGTAATAATAAATGGCTTACCAGTTGCAGCCAGGTCTTAGTATAGTCGAGAACCCAGCTGTTCCAGTGAACTGCGCGACGGACGAAGTGTTTGTGTACCCTCAGCCCAGTACGTTGAATAATGGCTCGAGTCGCCCAAACACCATGTTGTATGGTACGGCGCCATTCATGGCTGGAAAGGGTGCTCCAGCGGAATTCATCGAAACGAGCGATCAACTCAGACCCCAATCTACAACGAGATTTAACAGAGTTCTCGCGAAGACGTACGAACAAAATTTGTTCCCATTGCAAAACATGGAATGCAAGTTGCCTCTTCGTACTATTAGTTACGAACCAATGAGTACTCGATCCGAAATACAAAATGGAATGTTTAACCAAAGATACGTAAATAAAAATATCAATAAGAAATAAGAATGGCTGATCCAATATCTGTAGCAGCTATCGCAGGTCTTGTGTATGTGGGTCGAAAGTTGAGTCAACCCAAGGAAACCTATACTCTTACACCAGAACAGGGTGCTCCCGCTCGCACTCCTACGATCGAACCAACGTATAAGATAGAGCCAGTAAAAGAACGCCCAATTGAAAATTTGAAGCCAGTAAAGACATCCGTCGATAATTTGGGAATTGTCGCACCACAATTGAGATCGAGTGGACAAGAGGTTTTGAATATGCGAAACCGAATGAATGACTACAACCGAATGAACAACGTCTCGCCAGTGGAGAAGAGACTCGTTGGTCCAGGTTTGGGCGTGGACCCATCGGTTGAAAGTTACGGTGGTTACCAGCAACTTTTGCGTGTGAACCCAGAAAATGTCGGTGCTTACAGGCTCACTACCTTGCCCGGCAGAACTGGCCCCGCCGCCGATGTTTCTGGTGGTCGACGTGGTATCGCGGGTGCCATAGGTAATAACCGACCAGAAACGACTACATTTTTGCCCGACCGTCTTCCAATGGCGCTCGGAAAATCACAAGGATTCTCGGGTCGCACTCCACGTGGAAGCCACGAACGCACTAAGCGAACCACCAACCGAGCACAAACCGGTCTACGAACCGATACCCTTAGCAATGCCCCAGCGAAGAGATTCATCTCTGCGCAAACCATCTCCCAAGATCCAACTCGTAACAAGAAGGATGGTAACATGGAACAATATCAGTACGCGAATCAGCCACAACCAGGTGTTAGCAGTTATGCTCACGGTTATCTTGAGTCACCAGAGGTCGCCATCGGTGGAAGTAGGTCGTACACGCCCGAAGAACTCACCCGTTATGGTTTCCGCCCAGATGAGCGACGTGGTAAGGCGAACCGTTCGGCCAACCCAGGTCGCATGAACGTCAGAGCGGGTCCACTCAATCAAGGTGGTATGCTTACGTCGGCTCGTTCCGATACGACTCGTGTCGACGGTCGCGTGAATCCATTGTCCGGTGGTTGGATGCAACAATACTCGAACAGTTCGTACCACGATCTCAATGCGTACAAGGGTCAGCAAAACCCACATGCATCTCAGGCGGGTCTCGGCGTCGCCAAGAGACAGCTCATGAACAACCCATACGCACACCACTTGTGCTAAATTCAATTTATTTTAGAGTAATACACTCATTAAAATATTATACGCATATTTTAATGAAGGTACATAACCTGACAATTGACAGTAGTCAACGCGATCCCGTAAAATATGAAAATCCAAATGACTACGTCATCGCTCTTGAAAGTCCAATTTATGACATTTCACAAATTAAACTGACAAGTGCGCGTATTCCTACATCACAATTACTGATATGTAGCAGCAATCAAAGTTTTCAATATAGAGCTACTCATCAAAATGGAACCCAGACAACACATGGTCTAACAATACCTACAGGAAACTATACAACGGGTGATCTTGCGGCGGCACTTCAGCAGGTTGGGAATTATACTTTTGGTATGACTTATAATGCCACCAGGAATATGTTTCAGTTGGCTGCACCCATAATGGACACGAATGCTAATCAACCTCTACAAAATCTTGAGTTTTTGTTTAAAACCGGAGAAGCTGGATACGATGATTCAATGGCAACGCGCACGACACCACATCAAATTTTTGGAATGTCCGCCAAGGATGTAAGTGTGGCGGGCGGTGATTTTGGTGCACCGAACTTAGATGGACCCAATTCACTGGTGATTCGCATTTCTTCTGGGTCGGAAGAGTTAAATCAAACTCTTCCTACATCTGGTCAAACACCTTATTATACGGGTCACATTCTCCTACCCGGTGGTAAATCATTTGTTAACGTTAACGGAAACGATGATAAGGTCACACACGAGTTTCATTCTGGAACCCTTAAATCCATAAATGATTTACGAATTCAGTTTTTTTACATGAGCCATGGTCGACTCATTCCGTATGATTTCAGGAATCAAGATCACGTTTTGAAGTTTGAGATATCCTGTTCAACTGATAAACTTGAAAATGTACCGAAAGTAAAGATACCCATAGACGAGGAAGAGGAAGAGAAGAAGGAGGAAGAGGAGTCCGACTCTAAAGTTGAAAAATACACTATTCACGGAACGGAAAATGAAGCCGAAGACGTGGATAGGTGGAATGCTATCATATCTATAATTTTTATAGTTTTAGTCGGATTTGTCCTACTTTTAATTCCAAAGAGGAAGCCAACCACTTAGCGGGTGACCGCGTACAATGGTTGAGATGGTCGGTTGACCCGAGTGGAGACTCGGGAGATCGAGAGGTAGACGACGATGGACAACAAGGTGGTGAACAACGCGGTGAGCGTGTAGTTCATACCACCGTTCTTGTTGACCTTGACGACTTGGTTCACCAACCAGCGGACGAGGTCCATCCACGAGAGGGCGGCCGCGAAGGAGAAGCCGGCGACAACGGCGTTCAAGGATTGCGATTCGAGCTCTTGGCTGATAAGAGTAACAGTTTCGGCAGCGGACATGGTATATATTACATTTAGAAAATTTATTCTGGGACTAGTTCCTCTACGACTAATATCTTCTTGTATTTTTTGGCCTGGTAACCCTTTGTCTTTAGTTCTTCAGACTCAGACTCGGACTCGGAATCAGAATCGGAATCAGAATCGGAGTCCGATTCACCAACTCTGAACGTTTTATATTCCGTATCCGTCCATCCTTCAGGCTCCTCCGACTTCTCGGTGTCCATTACTATCAATGGCATTTTTTAAAATCTCTTCGGACGGGTTCGTTGGAACCCACGCGTCCCAAGTATCGTATGCCTCGTTTATCTTATTCAAACCCTCATCACTCCCCGTGTATCTCGTAAAATCACCTTCACATTCTTCGAGTACCTCCATATCGGGTGTGTCGTCATCACCTTCGTAAATTTCTGGGAAGTAAGAGCCAATCTTCTGCCCGACTTCATATCTCGCACAATATTTCATGGCGTACTCGACGTCCTTCATGAGAATTGCGTCTCTCCCACACGCCTTGGAGTATTCGCACGCGAGTAACATCGCTCTTTCAATCACTGGTATCAATATATTCGACATCGTTTCCATATATTGATCCAATTGCGTATCTTCATTGTTCGTTAAATCGTAACCTGTCTTCATTATGTATCAAATAGTAAAGTGCAGATTCCGTTCTCCACACGGAGTATGTTATAACTTTGGGCATAAACTCTAAGTTGCTTTTGTTTGTCTGTGTTAACTGGATAGTTAAACAGCCCCACACGTGCTATTTGATTTTTTACATAGGATAAATTGAGTTGACCAGAAGGTTGTATGCTTTCGGGTTCGAGAGCAAAACTATACATATAAAATCTCCTGTAAACGGTCGCCCTCGAGTGGTGTTTTGCTGGCTGAATCGCTCTCAAATGAATAATATTTCCAGTAACTTCATCCAGTATGGTTTCTCCGTCAAACTCAAGTTCGATCTGTTTTACTTGTTCTGAACTCGTGAAAAGTCCATATTGATCTACATTAACATTTGAACAGTATTGATACGGTGTAGCGAAATCGTTCTCCACGTTTGGGTCGTTGTCAAACTTATCCTGTACCACAAAAAACAATTCTTTGACGGGATTCAGCATATTGAGTCTAACCTCGTGTACATTACATTGATTAACTGTGTCAATTTTGGCGTCGGCTCGGTCGAGTTCAAACGTATTCGTTTGTGTCTGTGTTATGAGATAGTCCACTCGTTTGGGAAATGTCTTATCTTGTAAACTTACCATTTCGGTTGAAAGTTGAATACTTTTTATGAGTCCAGTTGGATTTTGACCGAGGTAGTAGGTGGATGCCTCATTATCATTTGGATTAAGCGAATCCACGGCAAATATACAGTCTTCGGCTTTTCTGAAACGTATCGCTACCTCAACTTCTTGTTTAGTGATAGCATGCAAAGGTATGGCAAGTTCTGGGTGTTCGTGGAAATAAAATGGAAGGTCTACTCTGTAAGACGTGTTCCTCTTAGATGCCGACACTCTATCATCGCGTATATCTGTGTATTTATCCGTAAATGTGGAGAATATCTGGTTAGGTTTACCGACCAGTTTTCTGAGTGCGGTCTGTTTTGATTGCGTCACGGATATCTCGGAATAAATGGCTAACATATCGGATGGTATTCTTTGGACGAGAGTACCACCTATGTATAATTCTGCGTACTCTATCATGGCTTGAGCGATTGATTCGCAATATGTGACATCGTAAGACGACAAGGACTGATCGATAGCCCCGAGTGTGATTTTCACACTCAAACCTTTCAACAAGTCGCCTTGGTTTTGTGGTATAACACACCGTATTTCTTCACCAAACTCCACTCCACCCGTAAAATCTAAATCGTCGTAGAATCTCGCATAATTTCCATGCTTTTTGAAATTTTTTATAAAATATGTGTATTCTGGATCATCGGTAAATAACCTGTCCTGTGGACCCATAGTTTGAAGTTGAACTCTACCGGCCATTCTAATATTACATCCTAAAATTTTAACCCAGCCATTCCCCCATTTACTCTCACGACATTGTAGTTTGTTGCGTATACGTGTAGAGTGTGCGATCGAGTCGAGTTAATACCATCATCTAATTCAACCTCGAGTAATTTGTGTATAACACGGCTCATATTCACTTGCCCAGTTGGATAATGAACACCTGGTTTCATAGAAAAGCTATATACACCGAATTCGTTATCTGGGTCTATGGAGTTCGTGTAATTCCTGAGTGGCTGTTCTGCGGATAACATGAGATTGTCGGCGTCTATCACGGTATTGTTGTTAAATTTCAAATTTACGTGTTTTATTGGGACATGTTCCTTTGTTTCATCATCCTTCGCCAAGAAAAAGAGTTCTTTCACTGGATGCTTAAAATTAATCATCACGGCGCGTGAAGAAACACCGGCTTTCATTCGTATTTCAGCCACTTGCGTCTGCGTGATAACATATTCAATCGGTCGCGTGCGTATGAAATTTTTCTCATCTTCCGTGACGTATACAAAATCACAAAACAGACTCATATTTCTCGGTGACATATCACACGTGATTGGTGTGATTTTTGTGTATGTGGACAAACTGTCGTCATGCTCCACCGTCAACTCATCCGCTGGTTTCAATTTAACCTTTACTTCTATGATGTGAACATCGAGACCACACGTCGGGATGGCGAGACTTGGGTGACCGTTGAAATAAAAGGGTAATTGTATTTTGTATTTTTGAAAATTTGTGTATTGTGGATTCGTGGCATCATTTATAATTGGATAGCTGTTATGGAGGGTCGTTGGAACGAGTGTAAATGTTGTATCGTTGTCCGTATAGTTAAGTTGATTGTACATGTATATGTAATCACCGGTGATACGCTGTATGGTTTGTCCGCCTATGATCAAATCGGC